ACCACTATCCGCCCCAGAAGTCAACGCCTTTCCGCCGATTTTCTCCGCCCGATACGTCTTTCCCGTACCGCCGTTGTCCTTTGTTGCAGGCGGCGTGACTTCCACAGCGTGCCCCGCAGGAACCGGAACTGTTCCGTCCGGCTTCCCTGCTGTTTCCTGCACGTATCCCGCACGATATGCCGCGTATGATTCACTGGAAACCTTCACAAGGGCTCTGTGCTGGTTGTCATACTTGTAATCGCCGTCGGCTCTGACCGCCCATCTGGGGCGGCTGTAGGCGTGACAGCGGCAGTTGATGTCCTCGGACGCAATGCCAAACTTACCGGGTGCCTGTGCCTTTCTGCCGTCCACCTCAAAGGGCTCGTCCAGTTCGCGGACCTGCCCGTCCAGCTGGACATGGTGCGGGCGTGTCTTTTTGTCCATGGTGCTGTCCCACTGCTTCACCAGATCTGCCCCCTGCTGCTTCGCCGTTCTGGCGGCTTCCAGTCTGGCAGCGTTGGCGATGCGGTTTCCCTCGGTGCGGACGATCAGCTTTGCCCGTCCCAGTGCCCCGCCACGCATAGTGGCATAGTTGCCGATCATTTTACCGGTGATCTGGTTCGCCATATCCCCGTAGCTTGCACCAGATGCAAAGCCGGCGGAAACGATGTCGGTGATATGCTTTTTCAGTCCGGCAAAATCCTCGCCGATGCTGTCATACAGCGGCTTTACAAGCTTCGTGTCGTTGACGGCAGCCTGACAGACCTTATCCTGCGGAATTGGCAGCGAGAGCCGCAGCCCGTCGCTTTGCAGTTCGTACAGCACCGCCGTGTGCCCTGTGAGATAGCAGTCCTGCAAGTACTCCTGCACGGTGCGGTACGTCTTGCTGTGCAGCTTTCCGAGAATGCGTTCCAGCTGCTTCTGCAAGCCCTGCTGAAACGCTTTCTGGTAGGCAACAGCCTGCCGATTTTCCTCATCCGTCCGTTCGTCCAGCTGCCGGAGCCTGTCCTTGACATCTTCCAGTGCTTTCTGATACGATCGTTCCAGCTGCTCCATGACTTTTTTCTCGGAAAGCAGCTCATACTGCGTGGTCTGCTTCTGTGCCGGTGTCATCTGCCGCACCTTCTTCCAGCTGCTGCATCAGGCTGTCCAGCTGTGCACCGTCCGTCTGTTCCAGCGACTTCCGCACCTCTGCCTCGTCCAGTTCCAGCACCTTGCACAGCGGCTGCAGCACGGCTTCCACGCCCAGCTGTGCCGCCGCGGCAAGCAGGGTGTTTACCTTGATCTGCACGGCAGCAGCTTCCGCACTGCCGATCGCCGCGTTGTCGGATTCGTTCGTGATACAGGTTCTTGTGAAGTCCATTTTCACGTCAGCACGGGTGAACGCCGTCCCCCTGTCCTTGTTGATCTGCTGCAATACCACGTCGATGATGCCGCCCATCATCTGCCGCAGGTGTGTTTCCAGCTTGCCGCACTTGATGTCCAGCAGGGCGTACCGGGACTTGATGACCACGTTGGTGATGTTGCCGTCGCCGACCTGTGCGGCGTTGAAGCCCATGCCGAACTGATAGATGTTCTCTTTGTCCAGTTCCAGCTTGACCTTGCGGGCTTCATAGGGCACTTCTACCGTTTTCATATCCACCCCGCCGCTTTCACCGGTGCCGATCACCTTCTTGGTCTTGATGTTCTGCATCAGTTCCGTCATGTCTGTGCCGCCGTATCCGGACACGACCACCAGATACTCCGCCGCGTCCTGCAGGTTGTTGGACAGCCCGCAGGACATCAGGTCATAGTCGTCGATCAGCGACTTCACCGGCTGAAGCCCCGAAACGCGTTCACGGTTGTTGTCGATGCGGAACCACGGCAGAAATCCCAGCCCCTCGAAGTAGGTATCGTCGGAATTGCCCTTTTTGTAGAGCACATGCGGCCGTGGATTGGGAAGCCCGTTTTCCGGTTCGTCCAGCGTGATCGTGCCGCTGTCCGGCTGCGTATACGTCCACGTCTGCGTGTCGTCCATGACAAGCACCTTGTACACTGTGTGCCCGTACATGTCTGTCCGCTGCGGATACCGGTACAGCACATAGTCCCTGCCGTCAGAAGTGTATCTGCCGTCCGCTTCCACCACAGACAACGCATCGGCACACTGGAACGCCAGCCTGCCGTCTGCGTTCATATAGGCGTACAGCCAGCCCCAGCCGCAGACCACCGCATCTGTACAGGCATCTGCCAGCTCCGCCCGAAAGCGGTCGTTCTCGTTGAAGTAGCTGTCCAGTTCCTTTTGCAGCCGGTCATCTTCGGCGACCACGATCCTGTCACGGTTGCTGAGCAGATACTGCACTTCCTGATCTGCCAGTTCCGTGAAAAACGGGTGTGAGATTTTGATGTTGCTTCTGGTTTTGTCCTCTTGCAGCTCTCCGTGAGCATCATAGTAAAACAGGCGGTAGTTCTGTATTGCATGGCGGGCGTGGTAGTACTGCCGCCCGATGCGTGCCTGTGCCTTTTGCGGATCCCCGTATGCTGTGTTCAGCAGCGTTTGTATTTCTCCGATGTGAAGCATTCTTTCACCTCCTACACAAGCCACATGCCGAGCGGCTTGGGATTTTCATACACTCCGGTCAACGCGTCCGGTGCGTCGTCGTGGGCATTCTTTCCGGTACGCTGATAGGACAGCACCGCACCGGCAAAATCCCGCCAGCGGTCTGCCCAGTTCACCGGAAACAGCACGTTCTGCATCACGCCGGTGCTGTTGGATAAAATCCGTGCAATCTTGTTCTTATGCTGGTGAAACCACGTAATTTTCGTGTGCCGGTTCCCCAGCTTCCGGCATTCCCGTTCCACGTTTCTGGCGAACCCTCTGCCGCCGTTGTTGGATTCGATGATCGCACAGCCAATGCGGTGCTCGGTCAGCATCTGTGCAGTCTGCGGCTCGGTGGTTTCCATGGGTGCACTGGTATAGAGCACGTCCAGCACGTAGTATGTGCCGTTATACACGCCGTAGCAGATGCTGCACAGGTAGTCGCTGCCCTCGTCTGCGGTATCGGTGTAGCACAGCAGATACCGGAGCAGGGATTCCCCGTTCTCATCCGTTGGCAGTGCGGTGTACGTCTGTAGCCGGGTATACAGTCTGCCCCTGATGTCCATGGGCTCCTGCTGATAGTTGGCGGCGGCGATCTCTTTTCCCATGGCACTCGTCTTTGCCAGATAAGACCTTTTGGTCAGCACGGCATCACAGAGCATTGTGCCGTCGTCCTGCAACGCTTTCATACAGACGTGCCGCATCTTTGCACCGGACTTTCGGTAGTGCTCCAACGCCCGCCCTGCGAGGTCGTCTGTCGCCCAGCGTGTCATGATGATGAGCAGCTTTCCGTTTTCCTCCAGACGGGACTGCATCGTATCCGTAAACCAAGCCCAGTGCTTTTCTTTCACCAGTTCGTTGTTGGCTTCTTCGGCGTTTTTGATGAGATCGTCGATAATCATCAGCGATGCCCCGAAGCCGGTCGCCGTACCGGTGGGCGATGTGGCAAGGTAGTTGTTGTAGCCGCCCTCCAGGCTCCACAGGTTCATTGCCCCGTCGCCGTGCTTGATGCGGGTGTCGGGGAACACATCGGCGTACACCGGTATGTACAAGTCCGCCTTTTGCTCGGAGATCGCGTTTCGCACATTCTTGGAAAACATGGTGGAAAGCGTTTCGTTGTAAGAGCCTGTCATGATTTTCTGAGAGGGATCACGGCCGAGCACCCACTCCACCAGCAGACCGGCCGTTCTGGACTTGCCGTGACGGGGCGGGAGATTCACGATCATCACCTCGTCATCAGATTCCACGAACGCCTGAAACTCCCTGCACAGCCGCACAAGATACTGCCGGTCAGGCTGATAAAAGTCAGGTGCCATCAGGCTGCAATAGGCAAAAAAGTCACGCCTTGCCAGTTCCGCCTTCGCACCGAGCACGATCAGCCGCTTATCCACTGCCGATCACTTTCCGCAGTTCTTCTGTGGTAAGTTCTGCAAACGGATTTTTTTGCACCGATGCCTCCACCTTTGTGGTGTACTCCCCCGTCATCTTGTTCAGCGTGTCCACAGCTCGGATACGGTCTGCGGCGGCGTTGTCCTCGTCCCTGGCAATGTCGGACAGCAGCTCCTGCCGGCCCCGTGCCGTCATGATGCGTGCGGTCTGGGCAGCCTCAGACAGCTGCTTGATGTAGGCGGCAATCTCCACATTTCTCAACAATTCATCGGTTCGATGTGCAGCATAGCTTTCGCTGTACCCGGCTTTCCTCGCCGCATCAGCACCGTTTCCGCACTGATAGTAGTATTCCGCGAATTTTCGTTGGCGTTCGTTCAATGCGGTCACGTCCTTTCTCTAGGCATACAAAAAACGCCGCAAGGAAATCCTCACGACGTTTTGCTTTTTTCGTCAGTATAAGTATAGCATGGAATGTGGATTACTGCAAGTGAGATTCGGTGAGATTGTGTGAGGTTTTTTCCAGCATGGCAAGCCCCTCATGAAAAATCTTTCTCGTCACACCATAGTCCCGATGCACCACCAAACGGGAGATTTGCTTCAGACTGTTTCCCGTCAGCAGATGCGATTTCAGTATGATCCGCATTTCCGCTTCCTTTACACCGCCGCCGGAAATGGCACGGTTGATCTCTTGCAAAATCCCCAGTTTCAGCTGATCCCGTTCCTGTTCCAGCTGCCCGATCTCCTCGTCGATCTCTGCGGCACGCAGCAGCTTCTGTTCCGTGCGGTTTTCGGCAGAACCGTGTGCGGCTCCGATGCTGTCGAACTGCACCGACTTTACAGACGTGCAGATTTCTTTGTCGATCTGGAGATCTCTTATCAGCTTGGGAATATCACGATAGCGTGTGATCTTTTCTTCGATGGTCATTGCATCTCCTCCAATTCCGGCAGTCCTGCCTTCTGCCGCAGTTCATTGCACACCTGCCGCAGGTCAATGCTGTGCAGCGTCAGTGCCGCATAGTACGGCGTGAGCAGGTCACGCTCGATCGACCGGAACTGTGCCAGATCGTTGTCGCTCCGGGTTCCGGCATAGCGTTCCAGTGCAGTGCGGTACCGGTTCATCTGCCCTCGCAGGATATGCTCTGCGATGCGGACGCAGCCGGTATCGTCCTTGCAGCTGTCGGCACTGTTCCCGCCGTCCTTCTGGAACAGCGGGCAGCTGATCACACAGTAGGTTTCGTAAACGCTGCCGCTCTGTTCCTGCTGGTGCTTTTCCGCAGTCCAGCCCTCGACCGGCACAAAGCGGCGTGACCAGCTGCATCCGGTTGACGCACTGGGAACGGCGTGCCTGCACCGCCAGCAGAGCGTGGCTTTCTTGATTTGCTTGTTTTCCATGTGAATCCACTCCTTTTTTGGTTTAACGCTCGGTTAACGCCCGCGTGCGTTAGGCTTACGCTCGGCGTGTATTAGCGTTTCTTCCGGTTCTCCCGATACTGTTTCTGATACGCTTTTCGCCGGCGTATGGCACAGGCGTTGCAGAATCTCCGGTCACCTTTCACGCCGATCAGCGGCTTGCCGCAGGTTTCGCAGTGCTTGGTGTTCATGGCTGTGCCTCCTCGTGCATTCTCGCACCACAATGTGGACAGTACGGTGACCGATACGCCTTATTGCTTTTTCTGCACGCAGAGCAATATACCTTACTGCATTTCTCAATCCAATGTGCGTGTATCACAGGTGCTACATCTGCCTCCCAGGTCTCCGGCACAATGCAGTCCGCACAGCACTCAGTTGATTCCAGATCGCAGCCTAAGCAACCGTTTTTCTTGCGGTAATCATCGATGCTGATATACGTTCCGCTTTTGCGAAACGGGCAGCTTTTAACCTCACTCATTTCTCTCCCTCCGTTTTTTTCTGAATCAACCGTAAAAGGTCATCATCTGTTTCAATCAAGTCCATTCTTGCTCCGCAGTTCGGGCAGTAATCAAACGTATCTGTCGGCATAAAAAACGCTTTTTTGCATCTACCACAGACAGCAGCCCCATTCTTGATCGTTTCACCGTCGTAACTCGTGACATCTTCTCGTGTCCAGCGTGCTTTCGGCGGCTGGTCTGTCCGCTGATTCCATTCATCAGCAGCAACTTCTCTCGCAGTATAGTCAACACACGCCACAACCGTTCTACTTCTTGCAAGGCATTTTGTACACATCACAAAAGCACTAGCGTCACGGAATCCCATTTCCGCCTCGCCACCACAAAACGGACAGTTTTTCAATTTAATCTCACTCATGCTCCTCTGCCTCCTCGATCTTCACAAACACCCCCGGCACATCTGCCCAGAACTTCTCCACCACTGCACTGTAGATCTGCTTGTCATCGTTCCAGTAGTGCAGCCGGGTCATGATGTCGAACAGTGCCTTGCACAGGTTGTCCACATCCGGCTTGTTGGTATAGGGTTCGCCGTTCTGGTGCTTTGCCTTTCTGGGATAGCACCACTTCACCACCACACGAACCGCACCGCTGTACGGCTGCTCCGGAATGTGCTTCATGAGATGAGCAGTCAGCTTCGCCTCTGCCTCGCCGTTTCCACGCTGGTAGAACCGGTGCCGTCCCTGCTTGTCGATGGTATGTCCCACCTGCTGGTGCGTACTGGTCGGCGGCAGCATGGGCAGGAAAAATGTTGTCATGTTCGTACCTCCATTTCTGGTTTTTTCGGGTTCGCTTTTGTCAATGTCAGACGACAAGTGTTACATGAGTGCCGTGCATTCGCACTCTTGTTACTTGTTGTCATTGACTGTCACACAGGGACAGGGACAAGTATATATTTATATATACACTGTTGTCCCTCATTTTGTCCCACCATTATTTTCCACTTTTGACAGCTGAATGCTGTTGTCCGCAATGGTCAGTTCTCCGCAGTCCTTGACACGGCGGCGGACGGTTTTTTCACTGATGCCCAGATACTCCGCCATGTCTTTCAGCGTCACCACCCCGTCCATATTGCAGGCGTGAAACGCATTGAGCAGAGCCGCTTTCTTGTCGGCTTTCTGTGCCGCATAGGTCTCCCTGGTTTTCTCTCCGCGTTTCTTGTTCCCACGCTGATGCGGCGGCATCTCGCTCTCTGCCTGCAGGTCTTTCAGCACGCCCACAGTGTCCTCCACATGCACAGGATACCGGAACCACAGGTTCTTCGGCTCGAACTTCGGAAACTCCCGGAGGGTGCCGTCCAGCCGCCATGCCGTCCGCTGCCGCACTGTCCGCTTGACCGCCTCGATCTCGCCGAGAAAGCCCTCGTACACCGCCGGCGGCAGATTGTCCCGGCACAGCTTCAGGGATTCCACATGGCTGAGCAGCTCGTCCGGTGCGGCATCTGCCAGCACTGCGGGAGCGTGCTGCCGCAGCTTCTCGATGCAGGCTTCACAGATAGCAGTGTTGGTCTCCTGTTTGAGGATCTCGTCCGTCAGCTCCAGCTCCGTCATGTCAATGAGTGCGTCCGGATCACGGGCAAACACACCGCTGCCGGAAGCACGATCCATGCTCCGCTTGCCGCCCTGTGCCCCCTTGCTGTGGTGGTGGCAGTAGATCACCGCACAGCCCAGCTGGGTGCACACCTTGTCAAACTGGTTGCAGAAATGTGCCATCTGGTCGGCACTGTTCTCGTCGCCGGTGATGACCTTGTAAATGGGGTCGATGATGACGGCGATGTACTGCTTTTTCTTGGCTCGCCGGATAAGCTTCGGGGCAAGCCTGTCCATGGGTTCTGTCACGCCGCGGAGATTCCAGATGTCAATGCTACGGAGATTCGCCGCCGGCAGCTCCATTGCCTGATACACGTCCCGGAACCGGTGCAGGCAGCTCGCCCGATCCAGTTCCAGATTGACGTACAGCACACGTCCTTTGGCACACTGCCAGCCCAGCCACCGCCGCCCCTCGGCGATGGCAATGGACATCTCAATGAGGGCATAGGACTTTCCGGCTTTGGACGGTCCGGCAATGAGCATCTTGTGTCCCTGCCGCAACACGTTCTCGATCAGCGGCGGCGACAGCTCCGGCATATGCTCCCACGCCTCCGCCATGCTCTCAAACTCCGGCAGATCATCGGTGACGCTGTCGATGTAATCTTTCCATTCCGCCCACGAACTCAGCCCGATGTTGGTCGCCACCAGAAACTGCTTTTTCCCGTTCCGCAGGATACCCGGCATACGGGAGAGCCGGGACGGGTTCCGGTTCTGGCGGTCTACCTTCAAACCGTTCTTGTCGCAGACTTCATAGAGGAAATCCACTCGTTTTCGGTATTCTTCGTAGTTGGGAGCGTCCACACGCACAATGGCGTGGAGGCTCTTGCCGCCGGAGTACACCAGACACGCAATGGGCAGCTGCATTTCGTGGAGAATGCCGTTCTGCCGTTCCACGTCCAGCACGTCCGATTCCACCAGTGCATAGCGGTATTCCGTGACGTTCTCGTTTTTACCGCCCTTGCCGTCCAGGGGATTGAACCGGATCCACGCTCCGGCTTCTTCGGCATAGTCCCCGACTACCGCCCCGATGTCGCCGCCGC